GGCCACCGGGTGTTCTTCTTTCGTAAGAGCCTCGTGACCCTACGCCAAGGTACGTTGCCTGCGCTCATGCAACAGCTTGCGCCGTACAACAACGTGCCAGACAATGCCAAAGCTACGCTGCCAGACGGTCGGCCGTTGACGATCAAGTACAACGGGGCTAACTCAGTCTTCAACTTCTCTAATGGTAGCTTCATTCAATTCGCGTACTTGCGAACGCTGGCTGATATTTACAACTACAGCTCGATTGAGATGCACTTATTGCTGTTTGATGAGCTGACCCAGTTCACCGAGCAAGAGTATGAGTTCTTAAAGACCCGTGTGCGGTCTGGTGATGTAGGACGGCCGTTGCAAGTTAAGTCAGCCTCAAACCCCGGCGATATCGGTCACAACTTCGTCAAAGAGCGGTTCATTGAATCAATCGACCCCGCAGTCCACTACGAGCCAGAAGTATCCTATGAGGAGCAATTCTACGATGAGGACACTCAGGAGAATTACAGCCGGTCACGGGTATTCATCCCGGCATTCGTAGGTGATAACCCCAACCAACAGATACGCCAAGAGTACCGCCGCAACCTCAATGCGATCAAAGACCCGCAGTTGCGGTTAGCGCTACTCAAGGGTGACTGGAATACCTTTATGGGCCGCGTGTACACCGAGTGGGATAATGACCTGCACGTTATCCCTACGCTACCTCGTGGCCTCAAGCTCGAAGATTGCTCAATCTACATCGGCTTTGACTGGGGCTATCACGACCCGGCCGTAGCTACCTGGTTCGCCTATGCGCCTGAGAATGAGCTAGGTGTACGCCACCTCTACGCCTACCGTGAGATACATGAAACCGGCAAGACCCCGAAGTGGTGGGCTAAGAAGATAGCCGATATTATCAAGAATGAGCCTATCGAGTATATGATCTTACCGCACGATTGCTTTTCGCACCTCGGGGGCAACCAGACTATCGCCAGCACGTTTGACGATCAGGACGTACCGTATGTGCGGGCCGACAGCATGAGCCACGCCGCCAAGATGCACCGTATCGCTTTGATGCACGACCTGCTCTCACCGGCCGAAGATGATATCCCATATCTCCAGTATGTCCAGACCTGCGCCAACAACATCCGTACTATCCCCACGCTACCTTACTCCAAGTCACGCCCCGAGGAGATTGATGATAAGGCGCAGGATCACTGTTTGCATGGTGATACCCTCGTTCAGACTGAGAATGGCCGAATTAAAATCAAAGACCTAGTTGGCTCGTCAGGTCGCTTGTGGTCGCTTGGCAAGCTAGAGGATTATCACTCCGTCAGACAAACAGGAGTTGAGAAGATTTATGAACTGACGTTTACTGACGGCTCAGTAGTAAGATGTAGCGCCGATCACCTATTCCTAACTAAGAATGGCTGGGTAAAGGCGATTGATTTAGACCACACTTACATGATACAATTACATGATGAAAGTAACGATAATCACGCCCACAATCCAAGAGTTCAATGGTCTAAGATATTACCTTTGCGGCTCTTATTACCAGCGCAATGGTTCGCGTTTGCATCGAGTGGTGTATCAATTCCACAATGGAGAGATTCTGCGGGGCTATCACATTCACCACAAGGACAAGAACCGCAACAACAATCAGATCGAAAATTTAGAGATGCTAACCCCACACGATCACCAGTCCGGGCAACGCCATATCACGCCGGAGCTGTTGGTGATGAGACAGAAGCATATGCGGGAAGTGGTGATACCCAAAGCGGTAGCATGGCACAAGTCCAAGGCTGGAGCGGAGTGGCACAAGAAGCACTACGAAGAGATGAAGACGGCTCTTCACTCAGCGTATACCCACAAAGAATACGAACTTATCTGTCAGGTGTGTGGGGAAAAATTCGTAGCGTTATCCTATCGGGCCAAGACCTGCCCCGGCACATGTACACATCGTTATCGCTACGCACTGAGAAAGGCGAAGCGCCAGTCTACAACCTAGAAGTTGATAGCACCCATTGTTTCTCAGTTGAAGCGGGTATCACAGTTCATAATTGTTTCGACTCCTCAACTTACGCCCTAATGGTGATCTATGACGCTGAGGGCTATATCCTCAACACAGACCCACGAAACGATGATGAGCCGGAAGAATATAACACTAACCGCTTCTTAGGTAAGGCACTCCGCGACTCCGAGAAGCGCTGGGGGAGTTACGCCAAATGAGTAGAATGATTAACCGTCCCTCTCAAGCCGACTGGTACTTGAAGCTCCACCGGCAACAGCTCAAGCCTCCGTTCCCAGTTCTGATATTCTGCCCCAACTGCGGGCATGGTCTGATCGAAGTCAACGCCAACGGATTGGAGCTGAGTAATGACATTGGATTACCGGCCACCCAACTCCAAGCCTCGGATGCCTGGATGCGAATTAGGCATTCCTGTAAAGCTAAAATCGTTCTATACTACAAATAAGCATTAAAGCTTCCAGATACAGAGAGGCTTTAATTATTAAGGAGGCTCATGAAAGCATCAGATTTCCTCAAGAAAAAGGGCGATGAAAAGGACGATAAAAAGGATAGTGGCAAGTCCAACAAGCTGATTGATTGGATTAGTTCTAAGCGCAGCGGCAAGAAGTAGCTATGGCATTGACACCAGTGAAAACGAGGTTATAAAATCATCTATCCCTATGGGAGCCTGAAATTCCCAACGCCGTTTAGTGATACGGCTGTAGACAACATCTCAGGTGAGGACGGACGCGTTGACCAGTTCGCCCCCATTGATTTGGCGATTTCAGATAAGCGACTGATTGAGAATATCAACCAGCGTATCGAGGACTCCAAGGCGTTCTTTGACGATCCCGAGGGCTTCAATCTCGGTGTGAAGCGCAGCGAAAACCTGCGGATGTACCTTGGTCTACAGGTGGATAATGCTGACTTCTACGAGCAAGAGGAGCCTTACGTTGAGAACCAGATACGTGGTGCGGTTGAGTCCATCGTGGCCTACTGTACCGCTCGCTCGCCTGAGCCGTCAGTCATACCGGCCAACGATACCCCCGAGGCTAAGAAGTTCGCCAGCAACCTCGAAAAAGCGATGATCGCTCACTCGCTGGAGCATGACCTGCGGGGGCTGATTGAGATTATGGTGCGCTCGTGGCTGCTCAATCAGGCCGCTTACCTCGAACTGGAGTTCGACCCTAACTACGGTGAGCGTGGCGATATCGTGCCGTCTATCATTCCAGTCGATGAGATTGTGATTGATAAGAACGCCAAGTACGGCCAAGACCCCGACAACATCGTGACCTACCATAAGTACAACACCCAAGAACTAATATTCACCTATCCCGAGAAGAAAAAAGAGATTATGGACGCTATGGGGATCACTCGCCTCGGGCGCGTCAACATCACTCAAGAGGTCGTAATCAAAAAGGCTCGCTTCACCTACTACGCTGACGGCCACACTCAGCAGGGCATAGCGGTTTACTTCGATGATCTGATGCTCGCCAAGTACAAAGATATCAACTGGCTGTACGGCAAGCCCAACTTCCTCAAAACTCATTCTAAGAACATTATCCCGCTCAACGTTCTCTCCGATGGCAAGCACTGGGTAGATTTCTCCAACTTCCTCGAAGATGGTATCAAGATGCAAAAGCTCCTCAACGTGCGTGGCCGTCAGATCAGCCTCAACGCCGATGGCTCTAACGGTACTAAGATCGTTAACGCCAAGGCTTCGGGCCTGACCAAAGAGGACGCTGAGAACCTCGTACCGGGGCCAAACAAGACTATCTTCCTCAAACGAGCCAAAGACGGCGTACCCATGCGAGAGATGTTTGATATCATCCCCGGCCAAGACCTGCCGCAGTTCGTGGTTAATGATAAGGCTGACATGCGCCAGCAGATCGGCAACGTTCTGGCTGTACCAATGGATCAGACCAACTCCGATAAGTCGGGTGACGATCCTACGCTAGGTGAAGCTCTAATCAAAAAGAACAACCTCAACGCTCGGCAAGATCAGATCGTTAGAGCAATTGACCGCTTCCTCTATAAGTACTTCAACCAACTCGGACAACTGATGTTCGTCTGGTACACTGAGGATCACTTCTTCCCGTACCTCGATTCAGATGGGAGTTTTGAGAGCATCGTCATTAAGCGTTATTACTTCGATGATGATATGCGCGTCAACGTGTCGGGCGGCTCAACTGTGGCCTACGACAAGAACCGTGAGCAAGCCATAGCTATGCACTTTGCCGACAAACAGCAGATTTCAATGCTCGATGCCTTTAGGATCACCGGCCTCCCCAACCCGCAACGCCTGTACGATAACTGGGTTAAGCAACAGCACTCACCGTTTGAACTGGCTAAGGACGCTAACGCCGCCGTGGACGATGGTAACGCTTACGCTGAGTTCCTAGAGTTTATGAACGGTAAGACCCCCAATATGAAAGACGATGCCAGCAAGGACTTTATCCTCACCCTGCGTAAGCTGATGATCTCTGACAAGTTCCTCAAGGCTCCGAGTAAGGCTAGAAATGCCTTTACCAAGCGATTTACTGAGTACCTCGATAACTTCGAGCTGCGTGAATCACTCGACCAACTCGGTCAGGAGGGCATGGATAAAGTAGCACCGGGTCAGCCCGTACCGCCGCCCATGCCTGATGCCCAGTTCCAACAGATGATGCAACCTGCGCCGCCAATGGCTCCTCCGGGTGCGCCGGGGCAACCGATGCCCGGCCAGATGCCGCCGCCCGGTCAGCCTGGTATGCCCCCGATGATGGGTCAACCGCCTATGCCTCCACCCCCGCCCGGCCCCGGTATGTTTAGCGGCTCCCCCATTATGAATCCCGGTAATCCACACATGCCCTCAAGCATTAGTGCTATTCCCGGCTTGTAATGTTATAATCGTAATTAAATAAGGAGGCCCCACTAGTGCCAAAACCTACACCAACTATGCCCGAGCGTGAAATGGTCTTTTACGAAGACCTAGCCGATCTCATCAACGAACCTCTCCCCGAAGCTGTCGAGGGCGAGGAGGACGAGCTAGATGCCGAAGAGGGCGGCGAAGACGAGAACGCCGAGGAGGATACCGAAGATGAAGACACTGACGATGATGCTGAATCCGAGGATTCTGACGATGACAAAAAGTCTGATGATGAATCCGAAGAAGAGGATAACGATGACTACATCACCAAGTCCGAAGAAGAGCCACCGCTTAACCAGCCGGTAGTCACCCAAACCGATGATGCCTCTAAGTTTATCCTTGAGGGTCTATCCAAAATCGCTGTGCGCGTAATCGTGGCTGGTGCCGATGGCAAAGACCTCATTGAAACTATTGAGGTTTACGGCTACGGCGATCTACCCCAGAACTTCAAGGGCTACGCTACTCCATTAGAGGGCGAGCGCTTCCGTGGTGCGGTCGTTAACCAAGAACTCAAAGCCCGTGAGCTAAAGGGGCAGTTCGATGCCAAGCAGTCTGAGCGGATCAGCGAGGACTTTATCAAGCGTGAGAACTCAGCTATTGCCGAAGACCTCACCGAGCTACGCACAGAGGGTCTATTCCCGAAGTTCAAGGGTACACCCGGCACTAAAGAGTTTAACGACTCTGAGGGTGCCAAAGAGTTTGATAAGACGCTCAAGTTTATGAACGATAAGAACGAGGCTTACGCCAAACGTGCCGCCACTGGCCGAGCCTACCGTCATATTGGTTTCCGTGAAGCCTACGAGATGCAACACGGTCAGAACCCCAAGGCGGCTGAACAGGCCGAGGATAAGGCCAGACGTACCGCCGCTAGTAAGATCGTTAGCAAGCGGGGCGCTCAGGTCAGTAGTGTCCGTAGACCCACACGAGCTGTAGCCAACCTCATGGACTTGGCTGACGAATTTGTACCAACAGGTAAATAAGGAATAACCAATGCTGAACGCTATTGTAGCCATATTAGTAGAAAAAGGTGTGCTTGAAGAGGACGAGGGCAAAGAGTTGGTGGAGAAGTTAAAGACCTCCACACTGCCCGGTGACTGGACTTCTTCACGGGTGATGATTAAGAAAATCTTTGCCGCAATTGAAAAGGATAAGCGGTTTTTATAAAAAAGCTTGTGTTCTTTTAAAATACTGCTTATAGTCTATTTAGGCACCAAGCCCCGATAATATCTCGGGGCTTTTATTTTTTAAGGAGAACACATGGCTGGTATTTCGTTCGTTCAGCAAATAAGCGACTTCACGTATCAGCGCATTTTGCCCACCTTGGTGGACAATGTGAACAACTCCAACATCGGTTGGTCTAGGGCGTTCAGCAAGCCTGAAACTTGGACAGGGCCGGTAATTTGGTCTAACTTTACTACGGCTAACAGTGCAACTGGTGGCTCGTATTCTGGTATGGACGAGTTTTCCACAACTGCGACCAACAACACCATTAAGATGTACTTCCACCCTGCGGCTTACTACCAGTCGGTAGTTGTTCCGGGCCTTGACCGAGCGGTTAACGCTTCCAAGTCCTCGCAGGCAATCTCGCTCATCTTGCAGAAGATGGACGAAGCCAAGATCGCCGCTTCCATGAACTTAGGTACTCAGATTTACGGCTACGGCCTCGGTAAAGACATTGACGGCTACGGCCTGATTGTCGATGCTGGCAGTAACACCTCTTCATACGGTGACTTGACCCGCTCGACTTACCCAGCTATCAACGCTGACGTAACCGCCGTTACCTCGGGTATCATCACCCTCGACTACCTCAGCTCTGAAGCTGACAACATCAGCGCCGCCGGTAACGCTGAGTCCTACCCGACCATCGGCCTCATGCAGAAAGCCCCTTGGCGCTACATTGAGGGCATCATGCAGGTCATGCTTGGCGCTCGTTACGAAACTACTCAGACCCGTGGCTACAACCGCGTATCTGGTGGTGTTCCCCTCGGTACTTCGGTACGACCAGACAGCGCAGCCCTCGGCGGCGCAGCCGGTTTTGAATCCATCACTTACCGCAACCGCCCGCTCGTAGCTGATGACGCTGCTCCGTCTCAGACATTCTTCTGGCTGAACGAGCACTGGCTAAAGGGCTCACGCCTCTTGCAGGACGATCT